CCCATACCACCAGTTATATCTATTACAATAAAACAATTATACATATTACCCCACTTATAACATATTTCAGCCATAGTATCTGGGGGTAGTTTTCCGACATATTCCGCAACTTGTTCTCTTGTATCAAAATCAATAATTTGGAAAGAACTAAAATCTTCACTATCTCCTCTACTAACATCAACACCCATAACATATTTGTGACCAACAATAGGTTCTTTCCATATCCATAAAGAATTACCCATCATTTTATTTTGAGGGTCTTTAATGTAATTGTCTTTTATTTTTTGCATTAATAATGAATCAAACACATTATCACCAGAACCTAAGAAATTACAATTGTGTGATATAATATTATTTGTATAATAAAGATGTAATTGACCTGAATCAATAATATCAAATACATCTGTTTCATCATCATAATAAAAAATGTTAATTATTTCTAAAAAACCATCAATTGATTTTATTTTATTACCAATATTCAATTCACTTAACTTAATTTGATGATTATCATAATCAAAAATAGTGTGATTTATTGAACCTCTTAATGTTATATTATTGGAAAAAATAACCTCAATAGTTTTTTTTTGTAATTTTTGAACACCTAAAAAATCAACAAATCCTTCAGGACTTAATATCTCATATTTACCGTTATTATATTTCATTTCGTAAAAATTTTAAACATCTTTCAATGATTGTATCATTAATATATCTTTTATTAAATTCATCTTCGTTTATTACCATAACATCAAATCCATTTTTTTTGTATAATAAATTACGTGAATTATCATCATTTTAGTGAAAAGTAACTCAAGAGTTGTAATCTACAATAGATTTTCATATAAATCACCAATTTTTACTTGAATTATATTTTTAGTTATTTTATCACGTAAAGTAACTATGGTATCATATTCAACACACTCTAATTCCTGACTAACTTTCCTTTTATCGTATTTCAACTTCTTTACCATTCCCTCAAACCAAGATGAACAAGGTTTGTATCCTGAATCCATTATTAATTTAAGTTCATCATAATTTCTATCCTCAAATGATATATTTTCCCAACTTACAATATCCTCTTTTTGATATTCAGTTTTGTTTAATAGATAATGAATAATATCTTTGGTTTTAACTAAATATAAATCTTTTGTATATCTTGGGTCTCTAAACCAAAACATCTCAGATATTTTGAAGTCATTCCTACCTCTGTTTGCTAGGTTATATATTTCATAATAAATTGGGTCATAACCATTTGGTGTTGATACCACAATAACTTTACCCCCAGTTGATAATGAAGCCATACAAGCCGCCCAAAAGTCTGAATCAGCATCAATGAACGCAGCTTCGTCAAATACAAGGATTGTTGGAGTAAAACCCCTTAACGCGTCCTTAGATGTGGCAACCGCTTTTACTTCACAACCATTATTTGTTTTATAATGTTTTTGTGAATTCTTATCAACTGAAAAATCAATTCCAACCCAACTTGGCCATTGACTAATAAACATTCTTATCTTATTTGCCATCTCTTGTGATGTATCCAATTTGTTGGCAATGATTAGAATCTTTTCAGGTTTTTGTTTTTTGGCAAAAGCAATTTTTTTAGATATCCAAGCCGCAGTTACCGTTGATACCCCAGCTTGTCTATATTTCAATGCAATATTCTCATTGAAATTTTCATAATCATCTAATAATGATATTTGGTCTGGAAATAACTCTAATGGGACATATTTTGATACAGTATTGTCATAGGTTTCCAAATATGTTCTTAACGCGTATGGGGTATCTTTCATACACCTAACATATTCAATCATTACTTGTTCTTTTGTTAAATTCATATAATCTTTTTTATATAAATATAAAACCCCCACTTATTTCTAAATGGGGGCTTAAAACTATTTAATCTTCATCCTCATCATAATCAACATCATCCAACCAACTTAAATCATCTTCCTTATCTTCGTCATCTTCATCATCTTCATATTCAGGTTCAATTGGTTCAGCCTTTTTTTGACTTTGTATGATTTTATCATAATCAGGTTTTTCAACTTTTGGTGGATTTTTTCTAATAACATCAACTATTTTCTGTGAATATTTTTCAAATTTATCCATTGCGGCAGGTTTACCACTTAAAACACCATCATACATTATTTCATTATATAATTTTGGATTATCGTTAGCCATTTTATTAAACTGTGTTTGAATTAACGCGTCCATCCAAATTTCATAACCATCAACTAATTCACTCCACAAAAATCTTAATTTTGAACTAATTTCCCTACCAGTAATCATATTCCTAATTTCGTGTTTATGAGTATCGGTTATATTGGTAAGTGTATTATTTATTGTTTTATCGGTTGGCATATACAATAATGAATTAAAGTATCTTCCACCTTTATATAATTCATGAAGCAACAATGGGAAATGTGGTGCTCTTACAATTAAAATCCAATTACCTGGGTTTCTATTATCAGGTTGTATATCTGTAAAAGCAACACGGCCACTAGACTGTTCAGCCATTCTTTCTAATTGTTCAGTATTATCATTATAAAATACTGTGGCTGAATTTTCAAATTGTTTATACTTGTTTACTAATTCAGGATTTAATTGATTTAATTGATTTTCAATTTCTTTATAACCATTAAATCCTTCAGACCAAGCAGCACCTTGTGTTGTTGCGTTAATAAAATTTCTAGCTTTAATACGTTCATCAAAATTAGGGTCAATTTCTTTGGCTTTTTCAATTAGTTTTGGATCAACTTTTTGCGGAACTTTTCTACCACTAGGACTACTAGTAATTTCAACATCCATTGTCAAAGTTCCATTGTCAACCCTTTCTTTTATTTTTGGAAATTTACTATAAAAGATAGCTAATGCCAAATTAACTAATTGACTTCTGTATTGACTTTCTAAATTTGGTAATGAATTCATTAATTCAAACATTTTATTACTTGACCCACCTTCTTCTTTTGCTCTTTGATATTTTCTATTTTGTGCTCCTAAAATTTTTTCTTTAGCATCACGACTTAAAAAATCATCAACAGGTGCTTCATATAAAAGTCTTTTCATAATTAATATTTTTTGTATTTAATAGGTTTGTAAAAAGATTCATCCATACGTTGCATTTTTCTATCAAAATCACGTTTAAAACTTTTAATATTTGGTTTACCTCGACCTTGTGGATGTGGGTCAACATTTGGACTAATACTTGGTTCATCTTCATCAGGTGTCCACTCTGGTGTTTCATCTGGTTTAATCTCAGGTTTAATACTAGGTTTAATCCCAGGTTCTAAAACACCAGGTTCACCCATTCTTAATCTACCCATTTTACCTCTTGGTCTTGGTGTGTATTCATCGTCTTCATCTTCATCCCAATTAGGTTCACCTTCAGTACGGTCAGGTATCATTGGTAAATCCTCAGTATAGTCAGGTCTATGTTTACGTCTTGGTACATAAGTTTCTGTATCTGACATAAAATCTTCAACAGCTTCTTCCATTTCACCATCAAAATAGAAATCTTCATTTACTTTTCTTTTTAGATTAGATTGACTTTCAATTAATCTAAGTAATTCTCTTTTTTTCATAGTAGGGTTTAAATTTGTTTCTACAATTTTATCTATTTGTTTTTTTATTATTTCTTCTTTAGTTAATTTACCCATCGCATTATTTGCGTGCACACTGGCAACTTTATCAAAATAATTTGCCATAGTAAATTCTTCATTAGTATTCTTTTTATATTTTACAGTTTTTTCAGGATGTTTTTTTTCTGGCATTTTTTCATATTGTTTTTTAGATGTACTTTTAGAAAATTCTTTTGCCATTTTACACCACTTACAATCGTCAGATTTACATTTTTTACACTTAGCCCAAAATAATCCTTGTTGTGCTTTAGATTCAAATTTTTCATCTATTTCTTCAGTTTCTGTTACTGGTTTACCTGAAGTCGGCATTACTGTTGCAACACCATCCCGATTGGTTACTTTTACATTATTAATATCAACTTCTCCTCCAGATGGAACTTTATAAGCGGTACTCGCGGGGATATTTATTTTTTGTACATTAGTTGACGCGGCTTGTTCTGTTGTTTCTTTTTTCTTGTTTTCAACAAGACGATTGTATAAAGTATTAATTGTACTTTCATTCATTGAAGAAACGAAATTTGGACTTAAACCACTATCCAACAAATAACCAATTTTTTTATTAAGATTCATAATGAAATTTTTGTTCAAATTCTAATACGATGTCTCTTTCGTATAATTTATTTTTTACGGTTTCAAGACTTTCACCAAATCTAAAAACTAATCTTTTTTTTGTGTCAAAATTTATATTTTCAGATTCATTTTCCCAAGCTAATGCGATAACATCATCCATTCCATCAATCATTGAAAATATATCAGAATTTTGTAAGACTTCCAAATCTAATGTATTTTTTAACATCCCAACTTTAGTTACAAATTCAATATCCGGTGGGGATGGATAACCATTTGCGGGTTTACTATCCCAACTTTCACCCCAAATATTTTCTATACTATCTGAAAAAATAAATTCATATAAATTTTCTCCTTTATAGTTTGAACCTAATTTGTTAACATAAATTAAAAAACTCATAATATTTGACCATTTGGACTAATTCTGATTTTTCTATCATCCATTTCAAAAACTAAATAACCATATTGGTTTTTACCTAAAAATTTTGAATTTTTATAATTGTTATAAAAATTTAGTGATTTTTTTTCTTGACTAAAAGATTCTGATAAATTTTGAATCTTACCCAATATTTTATTTCTGTTTTGTTCTGAAGATTTTTTTTGTCCGTTATTAAAATATCTACTTAATACTTTATCAACTTTTGATTCAGAAAAAACTTCTTCAAACATATCTTTAACTTTTTGTATATGTCTTTTTTCTCTAGCCCCATGAATTCCATATTCCGTTACTTCACCTGTTGGCGGTGCTGGTGGTGGAGGAGTTACTTCTTCTTCCCCAGTTGGTACTGGTGGCGGAGGCATATCTTCATCACCCATACTTGGCTCTTCGGTATCTAAATCAGGCATTTCTTCTTCTTCACCGCCTTCAAATTTTGTCATAATTTCTTCCATATCTTCATCATCCAATGTGGATAAATCTAAAGCTGAAAGTACTGAATTAATAACATATTTTGTATCTTCAGATGACATTTCATTTTCTTCATCACCTAAAAATGCTCTAATTTTTTGTGCTAATTTACCAGTTGTTTTTTGAATAGTTTTAAACGTAACACCTTCTTCGTCACTTTCTCCTTCATCGTCCATTGGTTCTTCCGGTTCAGGCATAGGTGTTTCGTCATCCATTTCAGGTATATCATCACCTTCTGGTGTTGGGACTGGTGGTGGAGGAGGAGGTGTTTCACCTTGTGGTACTGTTGGTGCGGGAACTGGTGTTGGTGTACCAGGAGTTTCTTGTTCATCCAAATCTAAAACATATTCAACTACATCTTCACTTTCATTAAATAATGAAATATTTCTTCTTTGACCTTCGTTTAAATTAACTTCCTTTGTAATCAAATTTAATCTTTTTAAGGCTTGAGAATAAGAAGGGTAAAATTTTCTATTTTTTATTGGTTCAATATATTCCGCAGTTGATTCATATAAACCACTTTTAATTACATATCCATTTTTTTCTTTAATAATATGATATGTTACCCCATCAGCTAATGTCTTTTTGTATTCATTAGATGAATCTTCATTTATTGATTTTGGTATATTAAGATTATAGGTTGATATTTCAATCATTCTTCTGATTTTATCAACACCTTGTAATTTTTCACTTCCAATTGGTTTTAAATTTCCCATATTTTTTTTGTTTTTTAATATAAATATACTGATATATTTAATTCTTTATTTTTTCATTTAAAGAAAGTTGTTTATCCATTAATTTAATGGGGTAATCATATAATTTTTCTATATATCCATTTCTTCTTAATACTTTAAAGACTAAATTTTCAAGTCCCATTTCCCCACCTTTATCCAATCCGGACTTTCTATATTTCTTTAGTTTTTCTTTATATTTTTTAATATATTTTTTTATTTCTTCCGGACTTTCATCTTCAATGTTTTTTAAAGTACTATCAATAATACGCATCCATTGTTTTGATTTTTGTTTTACTAAATTTAAATTGGGGGTTTTAAAATCATTTTTATTAGGTTTACTTAACCATTCATCAGACAGGATTGAGTATATTCCACCACTTACACTTGTTAAGTCATTTTCGTCTTCAACAAATAATTCTACATCAAAACCAAAAAATTTTATATCTCTTTTCTGATTAAAGACTATTTTCTTCAAATCAAAAAAATCAACATAAAGTTTTTTAATATTATTTTGGAATTGGTTGTAATCAACTAATATATGTAAATCAACATCAGAATATTTTGACCAATTATAATTAGCTATTGAACCAACTACAATTATATCTGATATAATAACATCAATACCAAATGATGAAATAAATTCATTTGCTATTTCTAACAAATTATTTCTAACTTTTGGATTCATTTTATCCCCAGATTCACTCCAAATTTTGGGGTATAATTGTTTCTGTATTTTAAAACTATCTATAACATTTTTTAGATTCTCCATAATCTAATAAATATCATAATCTATAATAGTTTTTTGTATTTGTAATTTTTTGCGATTTTTAAACTAAAAAATTTACCTTGGGATTCAGACATTCTGAATTGGGTATATAATTGATGTGGGACACCTTCATACAAATATCTTAATCCGTTGTTAAATTCCACAACTAATTCTTTTGAATTAGTATCAAATTCAGTTCTTCTGATGTTACTAGATTGGATTTCATTAATAATTTTAGTTCCGTTAATTTCTTCTTTTAAGATTGCCATTTTTTGGGGTGGTTATTAATTAATTTTTTTTAATTCTTCTCTTATTTCTATTGCCCTTTCAAAGTTTTGTTCTTTGATAACCAATTCCAATTCTTTTTTAAGATTATTTATTTTAGTATTGTTCAATTCCAAATCTTTAATTTGGTCTCTTAATTTTGCGGCCTCTTCAAATTCTTCTTTATCTACACATTCATTTAACTTTCTTTGTAATTCCGATTTAAGATTTCTAACCGCTTTCCAAGTTTCTTTTGTTTTTTTTGTACTAAACAAATGATTTGTAATTAATATAAAATTAATATCCGACCTAAGGTTACGACTTTTTTTCATCTCATCACTAGATGGTGCTTTAAATTCAAAAGAATTATTAAAACTATTATTTATAAAGTCTCTTAATATTTCTTCAAAACTTTTATAATTTCTTCTATTCATATATTTTTTTTATTAACTTAATTATGTTAAGAATAATACACAAAATTTTCAAAAAAATCAACTGTGGTATGATACCCAATAAATACATAGTTGAAATTTTAAAATAAAATATTATCTTTAAACAAAAAAAACTTATGATAGATTCAAAAGATGGAGATTTTTCAACAAAAGGAAAAGGTGATACCCCAGTACTTAATAACTTTGCAAAAGATTTGGTAAAACTTGCAGAAGAAGGTAAATTAGACCCAGTTGTTGGTAGGGATAGAGAAATTACAAGGATAGCTCAAATATTATCCAGAAGAAAGAAAAACAACCCAATAATAATTGGTGAACCTGGTTGTGTTTTGGAAGATATGTTTATTGAGGTAGAAAAAATATCTGATGATTCAACACACAAAATTCTAGATATGTAATGTTTTTGATTTTTACCAAAAAAAATGGAAGATAAAATTAAATATTGTGTTATTAACAAAATTCACTTAATATATGATGTGAATTTAAATAAACTCATAGAAAAAATAAAATTAATTATAAATGAAAATTAAAATAAAGGATTTTTTCAACATAATTGAAAATTATGGTGGGACATATAACATTAAAACGCCATCAGGTTTTAAACCGATTGGTAATTTATTTAGAAAATATAATAAAGAATGTATTAGAATTACATTATCAAATGGTCTAATATTAGAAGGTTCAATTGACCATTTAGTTGAAGTTGAGAATAATAGTTTGAATCCTTTCACTAAATTTGATAATGGCTCTTATTGGCTAAATCTCGGAAACATAACAGAAGGGGAATTAATATGGTGTGAAAATAATGAATTATCTGAAGTTATTTCATATGAAGAAATTGGTAATCATAACACTTTTGATTTAGAAGTATTAGATACTGAAAATAAGTACATCTCAAATGGAATCGTATCCCACAATTGTGGAAAAACCGCAATAGTAGAAGGTTTGGCCTTAAAAATATTGAATGGTGAATGTCCAAGAAATTTATTGGATAAAAGGATTATGTCTTTGGATATAACATCAATTGTTGCCGGAACAAAGTATCGTGGTCAATTTGAGGAAAGAATGAAAGTTATATTGGAAGAATTACAGGCTTCCCCAAATATAATATTATTCATTGATGAAATTCATCAGATTGTTGGCGCCGGAAATTCATCAGGTTCATTGGATGCGTCAAACATATTTAAACCAGCTTTAGCAAGGGGTGAAATACAATGTGTTGGTGCAACAACATTAGATGAATACAGAAAGAATTTTGAAAAAGATGGGGCGTTAGAAAGACGTTTTCAAAAAGTAATTGTTGATCCATCAACAAAAGATGAAACATTACAGATTTTAATTAATGTTAAAGAAAAATATGAAAATTATCACAAAGTAAGTTATAGTGATGAAATTCTTAAATTATGTGTTGATTTGGCTGAAAGGTATATTACAGATAGGGAATTTCCTGACAAAGCATTTGATATTATTGATGAAGTAGGTGCTAGAAGTCTAGTTGAAACAAAAATGCCACAAATAATTGAAGAATTAAAAAATCAAGCCCAAGAAATCAAACAACAAAAAATTGATGTTGTTAAAACCCAAAATTATGAAATGGCCGCAGATTTAAGGGATAAAGAAACAAAAATACTTGATAGACTTGAAGATGAAAAAAAGAAATTTGAAAATGACTTATTAACGAAAAAGAAAGAAATATCACAAGAATTGGTTTATGAGGTTGTTTCAAATATGACCAAAATTCCTATATCAAAAATAAATTCAGATGAAACAAATAGATTATCAAATCTTAATGATAACTTATCTTCAAAAGTAATTGGTCAATCCGATGCAGTTTTAAAAATATCAAAAGCAATAAGAAGAAATAGATTGGGAATTAAAGACCCAAGTAAACCAATTGGTTCATTTATATTCTTGGGGTCAACAGGTGTGGGTAAATGTTTTTTATCTGAAACTCAGATAGTTATTAGAAATAAAACAACTGGTTTGATTGAAACTATTGATATAAATGAATTAAAAAAACGAATAAAACACTAACCAACACCAATTAGTCCGAACTTTTTAAATCTTCATAATATTTATTATAAAATAGATACTATGAAAATAAAAACGAGCAAGGGAATTAAAGAGGTAAATGAAGTTTTCCCATATTTAGAAACATTTAAAAACCATGTTTTAAAATTAGATAAAAACATACGCTACGATAACGAAATGATAAAAAAAGAAATTGAATCTTTGATGATTAAATTAAAAGAACAAGATGGTGTTGTTTCGTTATCGTTAATGCGTGGTTGGTTGGTAAAAAATTATGGTTTCAAAACAAAAAAATGGGGTGAATTAAATTATTTTTTAGAACGTGGGTGGAATGAAGAAAATGCCATAGTTGAACTAGGAAAACGAAATAAAGAACTTAAACAAAGAAATCGTTTATGTGTTGAATATTGGTTAAATAAAGGTTTTTCAGTCGAAGAAGCTATTAATGAAATTTCCAAGCAACAACAAAAATCTTCTAAATATGTTAAAACTTACCGTGGCAAATCAAAACAAATGTTATCTAATAAAGGTTACAGTGAAGAAGATATAAAACGTATTTGTTTAACACCAGCAAATATTGAATTCTGGATTAATAAGGGGTTTTCTGAAAATGAGGCAAAAAATATTATTAGTAAAAACCAAACCGAAGCGGCGAAACAAGTTGATTTTGAAAAAAGACTAATTCCATCCAATATAGAATATTGGGTCGAGAAAGGTTTTAATTATCAACAAGCTAAACTAAAAGTTACTGAACGACAAACAACTTTTAGTTTAGATATATGTGTTCAAAAATACGGTGAAGAAGATGGTTTAAAAAGGTTTAATGAAAGGCAAATTAAATGGTTAACTAACTATAAAAGAACTAATTTCAGTAAAATTTCTCAAACATTATTTTGGGGGATATTAGAAACAGAACCAACTATTAAAAACGATAATATATTCTTCGCAACATATAATAAAGGTAATGTTGGTGATAGTGGTAAAAATAATGAATATCGACTATCATTGTTAAATGGCGTAATATTACCAGATTTTATTGATTTAGATAAGGGGAAAATTATTGAGTTCGATGGCACTTATTATCATAGATCAACACCAGAAAATTCGTTAAGAGAAGAAAAAAGAGATAAAATGATATTAGAATCTGGTTATCAAGTATTACATATTAGTGAATATGATTATAAAAAGAATAAACAAGAAATAATAGATAAATGTGTAAAATTTTTAAAAAACAAATAATATGAACAGAATAGAGGAAATACAAAAACAAATTGAGAATTTAGATAATGTTTTTTTATTAGATAGACATGAATTAGAGTCATTAAAAAAGATAACCAAAACGACTAAAATAACCGAATACGAAGTTTTAACTGATGATGGATTTATTGATATTGAGGCATTATATGAGACAATCCCTTACGAGGTTTATCACTTAAAATTATCTGATGGTAAAGAACTTAAATGTGCTGATAATCATATTGTCTTTTATATAGATAATATGGAAGAAGTTTTTGTCAAAAATTTAAATATTGGGGATAAAATATGTGTTTATGGGGATGAAAAATTAGAAGAATGCGAAGTAACCTCAATAATTAATTTAGGTTATAAAGAAGTTATGTATGACTTAGAATTAATAGAAAGTTCTAATAGAAGGTATTATACTAATGGTATATTGAGTCATAATACTTATTTAGCAAAACAATTAGCAAAAGAAATGTTTGGAAGTGAAGAAAATATGATTAGAGTTGATATGTCAGAATTTCAAGAAAAACATTCTATATCAAGGTTAATTGGTTCACCTCCAGGTTATGTTGGTTATGATGAAGGTGGACAACTCACAGAACAAGTTAAAAACAAACCATATTCTGTAATCTTATTTGATGAAATTGAAAAAGCAAATAAAGATGTTTTTTCAACCTTATTGCAAGTATTGGATGATGGTCACTTAACTGATGGATTGGGTAGAAAAATTAATTTTAAAAATTGTGTGATTATTATGACAACAAATCTTGGGGTTAAAAAATTTCAAGACTTTGGTACTGGAGTTGGTTTCAAAACCGCTAACAATTCATATATCGAAGAAGAACATAAAAGGGATATGTTAAAAAAAGAATTACAAAAATTCTTTGCCCCTGAATTTCTAAATAGAATTGATGAAATAATTGTATTTAATTCATTGAAAGAAGAAGAAATAAAACTAATTGTAAAATTAGAAATTGATAAATTAATCAAACGTTTGATTAATTTAAATTATATGATTTCTTGTGATGAAAATGTATTGGAATTGATTTCAAAAGTTGGATTTGATGAAACTTATGGTGCGAGACCAATAAAACGTGCAATCCAAGATAAAATTGAAGATTTTATTTCTGAAGAAATATTAAATGGAAATATCATTGAAAATGAACCATATACACTAATAGCTGAAGATGAAAATATTAAATTAAAACCAAAAGAAACAAATAAAACTAAAAAGAAAAAAGGGACAGAGTAGTCCCTTTTTTTTATTTTAATAAATCCTTTATTCTTTTTATTTCTTCTTTTATTGTATCATCCCAATTTGGTTCGTTTGGATTTTTATTATCTTGATTATTACCGTTATTATTAATTGGTGGAAGTTGGTTATTTATATCGTTACCACTATTTCTTTGATTGGGGTCATTAGGTGGATTATTACCTATGTTAGAATTTTTTTTGTCTGTTTTTGTTGTATTTTTAGGTTCTGGTTTTATATCATCAATTTTATTTGATAATTTATCAGATACCATTTGTTTGATTTCTTTTACATTATCAGAAATTGGTTTAAAACAAGATTCCCATTTAGTTATAATGGGTTCAATTAAGGCTAATAATGATTTCTTTTTTTCTGGATTAAAATTAACATTTTGTATTTTTTCATATAATGATTTTAAATAATTAAATTCATTTTCAGCGTAGTTTAAAGCAAACTCCAAATAACTACTTCTATTTTTTAATTTATTTAAAAATCTATAATAATCATAACCTTCACCTTGATACAGTCCACGTATACCATGATACAAATTATCTAAACCAAGAATTTCATTTATTTCAGTATCATCACTTTCATTTATTGTTTTTTTGACCAAGTTTTTAACTTTTCTTTCTGTTAATTTATTATTTTTCATATTTATTTTTTTAAATAAATATGTTGATATTATTATAAATAATATTTTCTTTTTTCTATTTCTTGATGGTATTTTTTATAACCCAAATCTGAAATCATTTTCTTACCAATTTCTAATGAATTAAACACATCTTCAATTATAACATATTCATCTTTTGAATGATAATTGTAATATCCTGTCGCAAAATTAATACAAGAAAAATCAAATTCATTCTTTAAGGCATATACATCAGTATATGGGTGTGATTCATATCTATTTCTACTATTAAACCCTTCAGTCAAGACCTTATCACATTTTTCAAAGAATTCTGAAGACTTATCAAATAATTTTGTCCCCATACAATATTCACTAACCATTGAATTACCTGGGGCGTCAAATTGAAGAACATACCCAACATTACTAAAGAAATTCTTGTCAGCATTTTTAGATCCGTGACAACCAGTTTCTTCAGCAACAAAAAACGCGGCCTTAACATTTGGGGATTGTTTTAATATTTCCAAACATATATAAACACCACATTTGTCATCACCACCAATTCCCGTTGGTTTACCAAAATCATTAAATGCCTTTAATCCGACTTTTAATTCATTTTGTTCATTCATTAATTCCATTTCAACAATGCTAATTGAATCTATTTTGTGTACAGTGTCAGTATGTGCAACAACACATGGAAAATATTCAACATCGTCTGTTTGTTTAGTTGCATAAATACTACCCATATCATCAACAAAATGTGGAATGTCATTTTCAACCAACCAATTGGTTAAAAATTCAATCATTTTATCTTCTTGAAATGTTTTAGTAGGTACAGACAAAACCTTTTTTAGTAATTCGTAATTTTGTTTCATAAAACAATATTATGAATTACTTTTTGAATTTCCTAATAAAATTTTCAAAAAGTTCTGGAGTATTTAAAAAATTATAAAATTCTTCTAGTGAGAGGCTTCTTTTTTCTGCGTTTTTCACTCCACTAAAATAATATAATATGATTTTTTCAGTGTCTTTATTAATTTCTATAATTTTAAATTGTTTTTTATTATCGTAAGGTAACGGATATGTTTTACCTATTTCATATCCCATTTTTTTTAAATTATTTAATTTTTTACCAAAAGATATAAATTTTTCAAATTCTTCCGGATTATTTTTAATATAATCAAGTATATCGTTTAATTTACTTTCAGCATATTCTTGAAATTTTCTATCATATTCACCAGTTAAATAAACTTCTTCATTACCTACTTCCCAATAATTTGGAG